GCTCCTTGGCATTTCTGCGGTTTGGTCGCCGGGGCGTGCCCGCTACGAAGACACGCCCCGGCCGTACGCGACGAGACTAGGCGATGGCAGTCGCCGTCTCGTTCTCAACCATGTCCCAGACCGCGCCGACGTTGGCGACGGTGAGGGTGCCGATCGCGGTGCCCTCCGCGTGGCTGACCCAGAACTCGCCATCCGTGTGGGTGCCGGAGATCTGGGTGGCCTTGCAGCGGTGCAGCACCAGGTGGTGGTCGCCGCCAGACTCCGACATGGACTGGCCCTCCGCAAAGAAGTCCGGGTACGCGTCGGTGTTCATCCGCCGCCACTTCTTGATGACGGACGGCGTGACGCCGGTCGTGGTGACGGTGCCACCGGCGATGACGGTGTACGCCTCCAGCGAGATACCGCCGGACTCCATGGTCCAGCTGACGTTGTCGATGGTGGTCCGCTGCGCCACCACCGAGTCGTCGCCCCGCAAGGTCTGGCTCGTGGTCTCCTCGGTGAACTCCAGCGTCTGGGCCGCAGGCAGGTCCACCAGGGTACCTTTGACACCGGCGCTGTCGAGCGTGGCCACCTTGACATCCCGCAGACCGTAGGGCAGGCGGTGGACGCTAAGTGCCATCTCTCACTCCCTTCACGATTTCTCGGTACCGCTTGGTTCCGATGAACTTGCCTTCAGCCGAGAAACGATGGAGTACCAACACTCCCGGCTCCTTGCCGCAGCGAGCGCTCCGGCAACTTACCTCCAGCACCCCGTCGATGATCTCGCCGTGCTTGATCCCGCTGGGGCACCGCAGTTCTAGTCGAGCGTGACCCGCTTGACGTTGGGGAGCTTCTCCAGCACCGGCACCACGTCCGGCTGGATGTCCTCCACCGCCAGCAGCATCCGGTTGCCCGGCTTGCCGTGCCCCGGCCCCAGGGGGTCGCGCTCCCACACCACGTCCTTGGTGGGCTTCACGCCGTATCGCTTCCACAGCGCGTCTCCCTTCGTGATGGTGTGCGAGCCGAGGAAGTCGGTGCCGTACGGCTCCTCCCCCAGGTACTCCAGGTACTCACGCGGCTTCTGCTCGTCCGTGGCCTCGGCGGCCACCTTCTCGTCCGTCGCCATCAGAGGCTCCTCCCGGCAATCTGCCAGCTGCTGAACTTCATGTTTGCCTTGTAATCGACGTCTAGGTCATCACCGGAATGACCTAGGTAGTCCGCCTGTGCGATGTACCCGTCCGCACCGGTCAGATCCATGATGCCGGAGAGCACCGTGAACACACTCGGCGTGGTGAGGTACGGACCGCCCAGGGCCGCGTCGATCTTCTTGTAGCTGCCGCGTCGATCGTATAGCTTCACCTGGAGCTGATGCATGTCTGCGCCGCTGTTGCTACGAACGGGCGAGATCCAATGCAGGATGGCAAACGGCAGCTGCGGGTTATCTTCTACCGCACCAAGCTGAAACCAGCGCTCCGCCGGAATGAAGGTGGTTAGCTCCGGTGTGGCGATGAGGAGGTCACGGATGGTCTTTCGCATCGCTCCTCCTACAGCTTGTTCAGGATCTTGTGGAAGGTCTTGATGACCTTTGGCGCGTACGTCTCCAGCGTCGGGATGATGATCGGCCGAGCGCGCATGTACCGCGTGCCGCGCTCCAGGTAGATCCCGTACGTCACCGAGTGCGCGAGGATGATGCCGAACACGCGACCGCTGAATTTGGTGGCGACTGCGAAGAGTCCGTTGCGCGCGTTGGTGGTCCGGTCCTTCCACGGTGCCTTGTGCTTCATGTGCGCCTCGATCCGGCTGTCCCAATACTTGCAGACGCCAAAAGCGGCACGATTCAACTTGACATCCATCTTCTTGATGCCCAGCTTCAGGAACTCGCTGCTGAAGGTGAACTCGAATTCAGCGGCCAAGGCGGATCACCTCGCCCTTGAGCTCATACTTCCGGTCGTCAATGTACACGACCTCGTACCGGATGCCATCCAGCTCAAACTCGTCATACCGTTCCATGTCGGCGTCCGCAGGCCCCATCAGCATGTACTGTGGAGTCGCGCTCTCGCCCTCAGCTGTGGTGCGCTCAGTGGCGCCGTCCTCCTGCGGAAGCAGCCGGAGTCGCTGCGCGGGCACAGGTACCGGCTCGCCCACAACGATCCCACCGGCACCGTCATCCGTGCGCGTCCGGCGCAGCAGGATCACGTCCCGTGCGTCCGCCGCGATGAAGGCGAGCGAGATCCGCTGCTGCGCCTTGAGTTCCGCCGGGCGGAGCGTCATCGCGTCAACCTCGACATCCGCGTGCCCCGGACGGCTGAGCCGGTCCCGGGTGCGGTGGGGTCGATGGCGGTGAAGGTCTTGGCCATCGCCAACGCCTTGTCCTGTAGCTGGCCCAGAGCGCGACTAGAACCGCTCTCGCTCACATCGACCAAGGCCGCATAGGCTGCGGCCTTCTCCGTCCAAATGAGCCCAGCTAACGACTGTGGGGAAGTCGCCGTGTCCAGACGCGCGCCAAGCGTCGCATCGGTGTACGGTGCCTTGTCCTCCTGCTCGTCGATCAGCAGTCGGAAGGCAGCAATCTCATCCGCTGTAGCCACGGTGCCCTCCCCTACTTGGTGAAGAGCCGGGGCGTGAGTTCAGCACGCCCCGGCTCCGCCATTGCCGTCAGGCCTTCTCGTCGTCCGCGTAGAGCGCGTTCGCCTTGGCCTGCTTGTCGCCGGTGACGGGCAGGTTGCGGCGCTTCAACTCCGCGTCCAGTTCCGACACCTTCCAGCTCTCGTACGGGGCCACCTCGCCGTCGGACTCCTCGTCCAGCGGCTCCTCCTTGACCTCCACGTTGACGCCCATCTCCCGCAGCCGCGCCAGGAGAACGTCCGCCGACTCCACCTGCTGGAGACCGGTGTTGAGCTGCATCGTGCGCGGGCCGGTGCCGTCGCCGGACCGATCCGCCAGCAGTTCGTTGACGTCCTGGCCGTGCCGGTCGGCAGCGCCGTACAGTTCCGCGTCCCGACCACGGTTGGCGAGGTACTGCGCCTCCTCCGCCGTCAGCGGCGTGCTGAGATCCACACCCATGCTCATGCGGTTACCCTCCTCACCAGACCATCGAGGTCGGCACGGTGTACGCGCCGCCGGTGGCGTCGAGCTTCATGATGGCCGCCGCGCCACGCTGCCGGACACCCGCGCCGATGCCACGGATGAAGTGGCTGTCGATCAGCGGATAGTTGTTGTTGTTGCCGGGCTTGAGGATCAGGCCCTGGAGGTTCGGGTCCTCGTCCTCGCGGATGCCCACGATGTTGAGGTCCACGGACTGGCCGGCAGTCGCCGCACCCACGATGTAGCCCTGCGGGATCTGGTAGTCCTGGATGAACAGGTACGGACCCCAGGTGCCCACGACCTCCAGCCCGGCGAACGAGTTGGGGGCCAGGCCGCCGACCAGCTGATAGCCGGGCGGCAGGAGCAGGGACATGTTGGAGCCGGTCGCCGGGATGAAGTCATACAGCGAGGTGACCGTGCTCGCGCCACCGGAGACGAACGCCTGGTTGCGAACGAACTTCATCACCGAGGCGGACGCGTCAGCCGGGTTCATCAGGAAGATGATGTTGTAGCCCTGCGCCCGCGTGAAGCCGTGGTGCTCGATGGTGTTGGCCGTGTCGATGAAGTCCTGCGGATCGAACGCCACCTGGCCGGTGTTGGCACCGGACGACAGGTAGTGCGTGTGCGATCCGGCGAACGTCTGCCCCTTGTACGGGGGCGGCACGGTGCCGTCCGCGTTGTAGAGCGCGACCACGGTGAACGGCGTGGCGATGCCGTCGATGGTGGCAGTCCGGTTGGCGTTGTTGAACAGGGACTTGGTGACCTGCTCGTACACCAGCGCGTTCTCAGCCTCGATGGCCTGCTGCATGACCATGTCGATCTGCCGCTGGGTCGCCTTGGCGAGGAAGCGCCAGGTGTAGCCCTGCCGCATGTCGTACCAGTCGAACGGGTAGGCCCGGCTGGTGACGCTCGGCACCGGCCGGATCGACTGCGCGATGCCGAACTCCGACGCCAGCTCGAAACGCTCGGTACCCGGCGTGCCAACCTCGTCCACGATCCCGTTGACCGGGCTGGAAAGCAGGTCGATCAGCGGCTGCCTTGCCGCGTTGAAGTCCTCCAGCGCGCCCTGGTACGCATCCCAGATCGCATTGAGATCCTGCCCGTCGCGAGTCCGGGTGAGGATATCCGCCTTGGCGGAGTAACCCTTTGCCATGTCGGCTTACCCTCCTCTCTCAGGTGGCCTGGGTCGTGGGAACGCGGACGATGAGACGGGCCAGCTCCACCGTGAAGCCGATGGCCTTGCCGGCGGTCGCGACAGCGTCCACCGTGCCGTCAGTGTGGCAGTACACCAGCGCCCCGGCCGTGAACGCCACGCCACCGGTCGTGACGGCGTCGCCGATCTCGCCGTCCGTCATGACGTCGATCTGTGCACCGACCGGCATGGCCTCCGTCGGGCAGATCAGGCCTCGGATGTCGATCAGGCCCGTGCCACCGATGACCACGCGCCCGGACGCGTTGATGGATACCGCGCGAATCTTGCCGATGTCCGACGCGGTCAGGGCCGCATTGAGACGCGCCCGGAAGCCGCCATCGTACGGATCATACTTGTCGTACCGACTCACTAGGTCCCTCCTCCCGAAGGTCCGTTGTTGGTGCCGCTACTTGCGGGGCACCCTGGTCTGGAGCGCCGGAATCCGCGCCACCATGCCCTTACCGCTGGGCTTGGCGCCGGTGGATCCGCCGTTGTTCGCCGGAGAAGTCCCAGCGGGCTTGGGAGCCTCCTGGGTTGCCTCCTGCTTGATGAGGAAGGGGTGGGAGGAGGCGAGCGCCTTCAGGGCATCCTTCATGCCCGTCACGGTCCCGTCCTCGTTCACCACGACCTGGCTCATGTCAACCAGCTTGAGAGCGGTCGCGGGATCGTGCCAGG